CTCCATTGCCTCCAGGATTGCCTCTCGGTCCGAAACCTTCTGCTTGGCCCGCTTGGCGCTTCCAGAGATGGCGCTCTTCGGCGTCACCGCTCTAGATGCTCTCTTTTTGTCAGAAACGTCGGAGGTTTCCTCCGGCGCCTGCTTCACCACGCGAGGCTTCCGCACCGTCATCAAATCGTAGGCGTCCACAAGCGAATTGGTCATGCCGCTCTCGAGAGCGAACTGCAGAAGCTCTCGCTTCGCCTCGAACTCATCGGCCTGCGACGAGAACGTGAGTCCCTTCTCGTCCTTGATGCCGGCCCATTCGCGCTCATAACGCTGGGTCTGCTGTTTCACGAGCTCGTGACGCTGCTGCTGCTCCTGCTGCTGACGCTTCCAAGCCTTCAGCTCCTCGAGCTCAGAGTTGACCTCGAACTTCTCGGCTTTCTGCTGAACCGGACCCGCCTCGATGCCGAAGGTCTCAACGAACTGCTTGTCGAGCACTCCCGCCTGAGCCAAATCGAACAGAGCCTTCGCGATGGTCGCAGTAGGGTCGGAAGAGGTTTCGGCAATCTCAGCAATCCAATCGGATGGACGCTGGGACCGCTCGTTGTACCACTCCGTGACCTGCTCGAACTGCTCGCGAAGCTCTGCGATGGAACCCTGCTGCTCCTGCTCTCGGCGCTCCAGGTCCTTCCGCTGCTCGGCAAGTTCCTGTGTCTTGCGCGTGTAGTCGGACTGACGGAGAAGCGCCTGCTTTGCGGAGATTACGGTTCCATCAGGTAGCTTAAGGTTGGAATCTTCTACGATTTCAAAGACCGGAACATCTACCTCAGAATCATCCTCGGTCTCGTCGGCGCCCTCAGCGTCGCTGTCCTCTTCAACCGGCTTGGACTCGGTCGCCCCATCCTCGGGCTCGTCGTCCTCTGCTTTTTCGTCGGTCCCTGCGGGGATGTCGTCAGGGTTGTCGTCGAGATTGTCGATTCCCAGTTCCTTGAGGGACTCCTCAAAGGCCTCCAGAAAATCCATTGCAAGTAACTCCCATCGAATGACCCTACCGGGTTGTCCCTGTTGGGATTCCTGCGGGTCCTGTTCGGTTGGCTACTTATGTAGAAAATTGTGGCCCGGACCGGACATTACATCATGGGGCCCATGTCATTCATCATCATCTCGTCACCCGCGGGCATCATCTCCCCGTCCATCCCGGCGCCCTCACCCATGCCCTGCTCGAGAAGCGCAATCAGCTCGATAACGGCAGGTACGGCCCAGTTCGGCACAGGAATCTCAGTGATGCCCATGGGGTCGACATCGGCGCCCATTCCCATATCCATGCCGTCATCCATCGGCGGCATAGCCATTGGGTCGCCCATCATGGGGTCCTGGGGACCGGACATCATCCCCTCGAGCGCGAGCATGTTCGGGTCAACAGACATAATTACTCCTAGATACCTAGCCCGCCGGCGAGCTGGGCCATCTCAGCGGTTGGGGGGCCACCGAACTCCTGCCCGGCAGCGGCTGGTGCGCCTTCTGGCCCCATCTGGGCCGCGGGCATAGCAGGCTGTTCGACCTGTACGAGCATCTCGTCAGGGTTGAAACCAAGGTCGCGCATTGCAGAACGAAGCGGCGGAGCCGGGTCGTAGCCGAGCTGCACGATGATGGGAAGTACCTCGTTCATGAGTCGGAGCGCCTGTTGCTCGCGAGTCGCAGGGTTTAGCGCCTTGAGGCTGCCACCCTCGATGGAGACGTTGTACTCGCCGAAGATGTCCTCCTTCGTGACCTCCGGCCACTCGGCTCCGTCAATGTTGGAGACCCGAACGGCCGTGGGCTCGTCGAGGTACTCCTGACAGAGACGAAGGATGAGGTTGCCAATCTGCGCAGCACCTTCCTCGATGGACATAATCTTGTCCTGCGCGCGCAACGTCGCAACGCCCTCGACGACAGCGGCAGCGGTCGCGCTCATGCGGTCTGCGCCGAGACCGCCTGCCTGGAACTCGTTGATGCCCAGAACGTCTTGCATGTATGTCTGGAGCTGCTCCTTGGCGGCATATACATCGCCCGAGAGTGCTCCCCGAAACACCGGGATGAGGATGTCGGAAAGCGGCTCGCCGGAGGGCACCGTTACCGGAGCGACCACGTCGGGCTCGGAAGACTCCAGTGCTGCGATGAGCTCGGGCGTGACGGCGTCAGCATTCACGAGATACTTCTGGCCGGCGCGGCGAGCATTCTCCAACTGCTCAGTAAGGAACTCGTTGAACATGTTCTGGATGTTCGCGACGTTCTCCAGGTCCCCGAAACCCCAGAAATCGTGCCCCGCGGCGGTGTAGTTGCGGATATGAACGAAGGGCGAATAACGATGCGACCAGGGAATCTCGCCACTCCAGAGCGGCTCCGGGCTCTCAAGCTGCAGCACCGTGAGGTTACGCGTGCGCATGTCGTAGAACTCCCAGATGGTCGCGGTATCGAGCGCGATGGAGGAGTACTCGGAACCGTGAACGTCCTCGACCTGCCGGCGCCACTCCGCCTGGTACTCGTCGGCCGGATTGACGGTCGTCCCGTCACGGATGATGGAATCCTCGGTGACGTCGAACTCCTCGTTCGCAAGAACCTCGTCGACGGGAAGGGTGATGCGGTGAGCGACCCATCGCACATCGTCCATGCGCCGAGCGTTCGACGGCACAAAGATGTCGTACGGCGAGACGTACTCGACGAACGGCTCGGACTTGATGACCCGCATCGTCGAACTGGGGACGGAAGACTTGAGCAGGGAGATATCGGTGGTTCCCCTGTTCTCGAGCTCCGCCGTCAGGCGGTCGTCCTGTACGGCGTTATCAAGCGCCTGCAACTGCTCCCGCCTGGTGAGTTCACCCTCCTCTTCGAGGTGGGTCCAACCGACCTTCAGGAATCCAGAACCGAGTTTGATGGCGTCCGCGGTTGCATCACGAAGCTCACGGGTGACCCGCAGACGTTTCCAGTAATAATCGATGACGGCGTCAGCCAGCCAGGCGGACTTCTCCGCCTCCTCCCCGCCCTTGTAAGGAATTGCGAGGAAGGCGGGGTCGCGAGCGACGACTGAGGACTGGATGATGTTAATGTGCGGCAGCACGAAGTTGACGACATGCTCCGTGAGCATGGGGAAGAACTCCGTAAGCTTGCCCGGCTGGACCTGCTCCGCCTGCTGCATCGAGCCCGTGCGGTAGATGGCCTCGAGAAGCCGCCAACGCTGGTGCCGCTGGTCCATCACTGCAACGGAGTGGCGGATGAGGTCCTGGATTTCGTTTACCTCGTACGGTTTCATCGCCATCCAGCCATTCTTCGGAGTTGTCGCATCTCTTTGTGCTTAATTTTATCCTCGTATGCCCAGATTCGCTCGGCTTCAGCCCAGATGTTGTTGACACTAAACACCTGGACCTCGTCTCCCGGCTCATCTATGGGAGAATTCGTGGCCCTTGGTCCGTTCTCGAGCGCGACGTACAGCCAGATAGCGGTCGACATCACCAAATCGTCATACATGCCGACATCCGCGCCGACTTTTCCGCTGCTGGTGACCACGAACGCCCCGAGTTCGCGCCTGAGGGCGGAATCGATGCCCTGCATGACGTTTCCGTTATCGAAATCGAGCCATTCGGCGAGCGTGTCGATGACCAACGGACGCTTTGCGGCCGTCATCGGGAATCCGAAGGTCTGCTCCTGTTTGTAACGGCGGTGCCCGGTGTATTTGTAGACGTACAGCCACTTGTAACCCATGCCTCGAAGGATGTGGATGGCGGTTTCGCCAAATCCGCCCTGCCTCTCGATGACCATCAGCGCCCCACGGTCGCGTTCGTCGGCGAAGAACATCCCGAGAAGCGCCGCATCCTCTGCATATTTGCCGGGTTCCACCATGTTGGAGTGCCAGAAAGCCATTCTCTGCGGAATTCCGTCCGTATCCACCCATCCGGCGCACATCGCGGTGTAATCCCCGCCCGTACCGGATGACGGGTCGAGCGAAACGACGGGCCTGCAGCCGAAAGGTATGGGAAGAAGCGCTTCCTCGCGCATGAACAACGGCCCATCGGGGTCCGGGACGAACTTTGGGCGCCCCATCTCGCTTCCGACGAGCCTTCCACGCAGCGGGAACTCCTCGAACTCCTCTGGCGGGGGAAGTTTGACGAATCTCGACCGTCCTGATTGCCTGAAAGCTTCATCTGCATCGCTCGGATACTCGGCGTAGAAGCGCCATGGCTCGTTCGCCATCGAACGTTTCTTGCTCATGTACAGCGTATCGTCGATTTTGCCTTTGCTGGCGAGCGGATTCATGAACCTTGAGGCGTACCAGGGGTGGAAAACGGGTTTGAACTCGCTCTCCCCCCGCTCCGCGGACCTGTAAAGACGCGCGAAAGCGTTGTGACCACCACGCGCGGTGCTGAAAACAATCATCGAACCACCCGCATCGGTGGTAGGAAGCAGTGTTCGGAGCGCGTCGTCCTGGTACTCGGCCAGCGCCGCCTCGTCCCAGAGCACAAGTGATGCGGTCTGACCGGCTGCCACCGTTCTGGTAGCAGCGTACGAGGTGATTCGCGACGTCATGCCATCATCGAAACGGTAGGAGTGGTGCTTCGCCGCGTCGTTGTCGAGCTTCGGGCCCCGGTAACTCACCCATCCCGGAAGGAAGGACCACATGAAATCGATGATTTCGAGTGCTTTATCCGCTGCGGTCTGGCTTCTGGAGACGAGGACGACGTTGGAGCCGGGCCTGAACATCAACATCCACAGCGCATAGGCCATGGCAAGGGTGGTAAGACCCAGCTGACGGGCTTTTAGAACGATGACGTATCTTTCGTTCCGAAAAACATCTAGCGTGTCCTTCTGGTAGTCGAAAAGTTCGAAAGACGTGCGGCCGGAATCGCCGCCCAGCATCTCCCCTGCGGGGACCTGGACGCACTCCTCGAAGAACAGCGCCGGGTTCTGGGCGTACTCCCGCCACTTCATCTCCATGTAGAGATGCTCGAGACGCTCGCGCTTCTGCATCAGGCGGCCAGAACCTTCTCCAGCTTATCTCTGCCTGCCAGCTTCACCAGTTCGGCGACTAGGTCGTCGTCGGACATGGTCGGGAAGAGCTTGGTCGAGCGCTGCTCGGCCTCGATGAACGGTTTGCCGTAATGCTTCATGTACAGGTCGATGGCCTGCTGGTTGCCGTCCGTGGCCAGACCTAGCAAAGTGTCCTTCACCTGCTGGTATCGCAGCTCGTCCGGCGTCATGTCCTGCGTGTACACCGGGTCATCGGTGATGACCGCGGCCTCGGGCGTCTGGAACTTCTTGAGCGCGTTGCCGTGCTTCGCGGGGCGGGCCGGCCCTACGGCAGCGACGGCGGCGTTCGGCGCGCTGCCGGCAATCTGGATGCGGCGCTGCTCGACCATTTTGTCGAAATCCGGCTGCTTCTCCCAGCGGTTTAGCGTGCGGACGGCGACGCCCTTCATGTCGGCGAACGCCTGCTTGGTCGCCGGAAGACCAAGTGACGACTTCAGGCGTTTCGGGGTTGCCAGCCAGGACGCGTACTCCGCCTTGACGGTGTGTTTCTGCTCAACGGGCATTAGTTACTCTTCCAATCTATAGATTCAAGCCATCGTCTACGAGCGGGACGGGCCCATAACTCACACCGGACAAACGGTTGCTGGCAAGAATTCGTTCATAAAGATTTCCAGACATGCTCGGCCTGTATCCCTGAATGAATCCTGGCAAACGCTGGCCGCGGCCCATGTTGTACAGAAGGTCGTAGGGGTCGGTTTCTGCATAGTAATAAGGGCTCTCGAAATGCCTTCCGGTACCAACTTCCATATTTCTTGCAACCTCAGTAATCCGCCTGTCGGCGTCTCCAATTGACCCACGGACCGCGCCGAGCCATTCGTTTGAGTCCGGGAAAACCTTTCCTCCGCGCCTAGCAATCTCTTCCGAGATGAGGAAATCAAAATATTCCTTGTCGTCCATCTGTCGCGTCCAATCTCCATAATCAGTCGGGGTCGTAACATCTCTTACTCCGACCGGTCTTGGAAGTTCCAATACGGACGCGTCGGGCAGTCTCAGTGACTGACCGGCTGGTGGGACAAAGAATGTGTCCATGCGAGAAAGATTTGCTAGCGCGCCAGGATTTGCATCCATGACATCCGCAAGATTGGACATGACCCAGAACGGCTTTTGCGACCAATCAAACTGTTGGCCCATTCCAACGACGGGGGAAACCCTATGATTCAAAGAGAAATGAAGAGTGTCGCGCCATGGGTAGTAAACGCCGGGGTCAGCAGGTCGTCCGGCGGCATCGTAATCGCGAACGTAATCAAGAAGCGACTTGCCGCCAGTTGAAGACCTCCAATCTCCTGCCGGGTTCATGAGAACATCTGCACCAGCTCGCTGCGGAGCGTAGTCGGTGCCGTGGACAAGTACAAGACCCGATAGGTCAACATCCGATGGCCGAGAAAGGGGTGAGAACGGAACTCGTTCGCCTGCGTTTACTAGATTCTCAAACGCCTGTCTTGCTCCAGGCACGTTTGAGCGAATCATGTACAGAAGCGCATCGACGTCAGTTTCAGGTATTCCGAATTTTCTTGCGGCGTCAACAGCAGCAAGATAGTCCGAAATTAGAGAACGAGCCTCTGTTGTCCCTGGTCGGACGCCCATAATTTCAAGAGGATTTCTTGGAACTTCTTGAACACGACCTAGTCTGCCGGAAACAATAGGGTCAACGCCAAACGCAAGCCTGTCGCCGTAGACTGGAACTGTCGCCAATTCCTCTCCGGAGGAATTCAAACGCCTCGGAACGTTCAAGTCAATGAAACTTCGGGCAAAATCCTGTTGCGCCTCAGCTACGGAGCCAACCCCAACTGCAGCTCTCGCGGTATCCCCGGCCGCATTGACGGCTGTTGCAGCTCTTGCGCCTTTTGCTGTGAGCTGAGCAGCATCGCCGGCGAGCGGCACCAGCCCGGCCAATCCAAGAAGCCCCCAGCCAGCGCCTGCAGCCGGTCTTCCTTCACTGAAACGTTGACCAGCAATGCGAAACTCGTCCTCGCCGGCCTGGGTCCTGATGAAGCTTTCAAGCTTGCCCGCCTTCTGTTGGCCAGGAAGCACGGATTCCTTCTGCTCGCCGTACAGCATCATATCCCAGACCGGAGCATTCTGCGCCTGGCGCTGCGCCTGCTCCTGTCGACCAATGAACATCTCTATGGGAGTGGGCGGAGGTGCGGCTTCTCCAAAAAGGTTCTGCACTGGTATGCGGCGATTGGCCTCCGCTGCTGCAGCAGCGTCCCTGGTTGCTTCATTCGCCAGCCTGACCCTGTTCGACCAGTTGGAGCGTGCCTGAGCCTGCTGCCTCAGTGCAGCCTGCTCCCTAGCTTTCTTCTCCTGCTCCGCCATTTGGCGCCAGTTGAAGAACTCCTGCTGACGCTTCCAGGATTCGGCCGTACGCTTCTGCTCAGCGGGCATTCTTGGGCTTCTCCATCCACTTCACGCCGCTCGGGCCGGACTTGGGCCAGCTCTGCCTCTCCTTGAACGCGCCGGGCTGAGGTCGCTGCTCGTTCTTTTTGAAGTACTTCATGTAATCCA